CCTGCGCGATCACCAGCGTATCTATAGATAGCGGGAGCCTCCTAGGTTAGTGATACAGATCGTTACATCGCATCTGATACACGCAATATTAGGCAGTGCTATACGCTGTGTCATACGTTATCGCTTAGTGTTCTTACGTTGCTTAGTTAGTGTCGTATGCTTCTCCACTGTGGATTTCTTTGGCAGATCAATAGGCTTAACACCTATCTCATCAAGCTTGCGTTGTACTGCTATTTCTTCACCGCGTCTTAGTATGTCAGTAACCCTACCAATACCCACGCACAACAGCTTACCAATCTCACGGTAAGTCATCCCCTTCTGTCTAAGGTTGTAAGCCTTCTCGCAGTCGTACTTCTTCAGCCACTCGGTCAGGTCTTGTTCTTCAGGGTCAACGTATGCGTTGGCAGGATACGAGATCCAGCCAGCTTTGATCGCATTAGTTACAATGGATGGAGCTAGATTCAGAAGAGTAATGCGAGCTTGTATGTCTAACGTGTCCTCCTTCTTGATACCATCAACATCCATCTTCTTATGCAGATAACGCTTGTGATGCATATCACTCTAGAGTCAAACGCTCTAGCTCTTCCTCTAGATCATAGATGCGTCGTCGTTGTTCGTTAATCTCACGCTCTAAGCGTCGAGCGAAAGACATTGCTAAGGTAGTGAGATGAGGCGGGAACTGTCCCTCAATTCGCTTCTGCTCTAAGTCACAACGTGGAGTGTCTGTATCTGGATCTTCCCAGAAGCTTTCTGTGTTAGTCATGGGTGTTAATGGTATCAAAAGGGAATGTCATCTTCAGGTCCAAGCGGATCGTTAGCGGTAATACGCTTAGCTTGAGGTTCTGGCTTACGTTCCATGTCAGTGTAATTTCCGAGAATCGGACCCTTCTTACCTTCTTGTCGTGCGGCTTTGCTAATAGACTGCACGATCATTCCATCGTTACCGTATTGGTCTCGGCCAGACTTGTTGGGGATAAGTGCAATATCCAAATATGTTCCAGCTTTGCCTTTGAATAGGAATGCTTTGTCGATCTTTGTAACGTCAATCTTGCCGGTTTGCATGGTGTTTGTGGGTGTTTCTTGCTGTCGATGGTGAGTTTACAGGATTGGTTTATAACAGTCAACCTATCGTTGGGATTAAGTATCTACACCGGAGTCTGAGAAGCGGCAGAACTGCCCATCATACCAGAGCTTCACGACCCCACATTCACCGTCGCGTTGTTTGGCGATGGCAATGATGGCTTCACCGGATGGTTGTGTGCGGTCTCGGTTCAAGAGCAACACTAGGTCAGCGTCTCGCTCTATCTGTCCTGACTCACCAATGTCCGTGAGCTTTGGCGCACGACCCTTATCCTTTTCGTTCTCTCTGTTGAGTTGCGCCAGAGCCACGATGGCTGTCTTGGTATCGACTGCGATGGCTTTGAGCTTTCCAGACACTTCTGCAATCTCGTAGGTCTTCTTCTCTGCCGCTCTACTCCCGTGGATCTTCTGAAGGTAGTCGATGACTACCAGCTTGATTCCCCACTTGCGGACAGATCGACGTATGATTGCGGTGAGCGATGCGATTCCGTTTGCAGATGAACCAGACACAAAATGGAGCGGACTGTTGGCGATCTTGCCAGAAGCTACTCCCATCGACTTAAACGAGCCTTCGGCCATCTCTCCAGTGCGTATCTCTTGCATTGGAATAGATCCAACACTTGAGACCATTCTTCTAACAATAGATTCATCGGACATCTCTAGTGATACAAAGAGAGTCGGAATCTTGTTCCTAACGGCTGCTGCTTCTGTGATAGCAATAGCCATTGCAGTCTTACCGATGGAAGGTCTAGCCGCTAAAATTGCGAGTTCTCCAAACTGAAACCCGTCGGTCTTAACGTCGAGCCAATGGAAGCCCGAAGTCACACCGCTGAGTTGACCTTTGCGCTCAAACCGCTCTTGGGTCTGGTCAATGAAACGGCCAACAATCGTCTTTGAGGTTTGGACTGCTTCCTTAGAGACCTCAACGGTGAGGCCAGATTCGGCATTAGCGACGATTTGATCGACGGAGAGAGTGGAGACAGCGGATTCACGAATCAAACGGTCTCCAGCGAATCTGAGCTGCCTTCGGTAATGAGCCTCAAGAACGCTCTTAGCGAACATCGGGTAACTCGCTGGTGATGGGCAAAGTTCATCGCACCGATTCCAAGTCTCAAACGGAACTGCTTCGGATTGATTGACTCGCTTCCATTCTTTCATCAACTCCGGTAGTGATACCGTCTTTGATTGTGATACAAGACCTTTTATCAGTTCGTATGTCTTTTGTAATTGGAAGTGTTGGATTGCTTCTGTTGGAACTTCAGCGAATGCATCAAAGCAAACGTCATTGCCTCCAGAGATGCACGATCCAATCAGACCAAACTCGTCGTCTTCAGCGGAAAAAACGTCGTTCATAGGTAGCTCCGAATGTCTTCATCCAGCTTGGACGATCCGTTGGATTGGATGGGAAGAGATTGCTGCTGGTTGTTCTTGGGGAATATCCCTTTCCAACCAGAAGCGATTGAGTTCTCAACAGCAGATGGGAACTCGGCAGGGGAAAACTCGTTGGACCACTTAGTGAGTGATGCTGTGAGTCCGGTCTTCTTGTATCCCTCTTTACGCTCCGATTTGTACTGAAGCCAGAGCTTGACGGCTTGAAGACAGTTCTCTGTCTGAAAGCTGTTTGGTAACTCAACCCCAAAGCCAACATCCCACGGCGACTTTGGAGACGCTGTATCTTTCTTATTAGGAGTAGGAGACGGAGACGGAGAGCATGCATTTGGCATATCCGCTGGCAATGCGGTGGGATATGCGGTGGCATTGCCAACCCATCGTTTATTAGCGTTATCTGTCTGCTTTTTACGGTATTGAATCTGCTTTTCCCTTTCGGTCTCCAATCTTTGATTTCGATAGTTACCATCCGCATCAATCTGGAACTTGCTTTGGCATATGCGTTGGGAATGCGGTGGCATACCTGCACAGACTCTTTGAAAGTCATTTTCGGTTAGTGCCTCTTTAGACCATTGGATGCAGAGAAGAGCGATATAAGCCCCTCTTTCCTCATTGGTCATCGTGATTGTTCCAGCCAAGAAATCATCGGCATAGAACTGAAAGGCTGGAGCCTTACGGGTCTTCTTGTCTTCGTTCATGTAACAAACAGAAACCCCACCCAGACCGTGCTAGGAACTCCCGCTGAAGCGACGGGACGTGTCACGGAAAGGGTGGGGAAAAGTTGGTTGAACATGGCTTCAGGTATGGTTGTCAACGCTCGCTTCCTAGGGCTTGCGCTGACTCCTTAAGTCCTAACTCGGAATCGGTGTTTCGTCCAGCTTGAACTTATCGAAAAATTCGGCTTTGGGTCTGACGTATAGAATCCCGTCTTTACGGTACACGACCGCCAGTCTCTTGGTCTCAGCGATTCGCAGTTGCGCTTCAGAAACCAATTCAACGATGACTGACGGGTTGGCTTTAGATCTGTATTTCATTGTTTTAGACGGTAATGCACGACGGGATAAACACCTCGAGATCCAGACATTACGCGAAACTTCTTGGACTCTATCAATCCGTTTTTGACTGATTTACAGAGTACGATTCCCGCAGCGTTATTGGTAATCTTCCACTCATCAGCCCATTGCGCGGAGGTTTTAAACCCTTCTGGGACCGGTTCTGGTTGATTGGCTATGGCAAGCCGAAGCTGTTTTAAAAGCTCGGCAGAGTCCATTTCTGTTCGTTTTGCGGCCATTGGTGAAGGTAGAGTTGAGCTGAGTTATCTGTGAATTCCCCAAAAACAATCCCGTGGGACCATGCTAGGGTTGATCGTCGTTTGCTCGCGTAATCCATCGCAGGAATGTCTGCAAGCGTTCCAACACAAAAGCCAATCGGATTTGATTGAGTGCGACCAGTCGCTTGACCCGCTCTGTGAGCATGAGCCACAACGCAGTTACCAAATGTCTCGGCTGAATCACGAATGAAGTTTTCACCAAACAAAACACCGTGTCCCCACTTAAATCCGCCCAACCGATAGAACGACCTATCAAGACAATCGTTGTATTTGATAAACGTATGACAGTGTTTCTCAATTGGTTTTAGCATTCGTTCCCATACAGCTTCAGCAAAACCTCTTACAACAGCGTTATGGTGGTTCAAATACTTCTTAGCTCGTTCGTCATGGTTGCCCATTGTGAAGACTGTTGGTCTCAATTCATCCAAGAACTTTGCCCCCTCTTGAATGTCGTCGAGATAGTCATCGGCTTGATCCGAGTCTTGAGGGTCTCGGAGTGAACCACTGCGTAATGATGCAAGATCGTATGCGTCTCCGAGATGAATTACTTCGTGCGGCTTGAACTTCTCGCGGAACAAAAGCGCCGCAGCGAGTGCATCTCGATTGGCTCTGTTTCCATGACTGCAACCAATCGCCATTACTCGGCGTTGGTGCTGTGTAATGTTCACAATGTTGAAGAATCATGGAATTAGAACTTAATCAAGACACACTCGCTCGGAACTAGTTATTTAACACGGATCTTACCCTTACGGACAGACCACACCCAGCAGATCGACACTTTGTATTTCCAAGCGATCTCCTCCAAAGTCTTGGTTGCTGGCTCGGCCCTTACAGCGTCCACAATAGCTTTGGAGATATGCCAATTCTTTCGGCCTTTGAATGTCTTCTTATCCTTCCGAATTCTAGTCTTAGCTTGTCTAGTTGCGACAGCAGGTTGCGTTTCGACGGTCTTGTGTACTCCTAACAGTCTTGCGATTGCTTCTTTAGTGATTCCGATTTTGGTTAGTATGCTCATTTTCTAATCTTGTTATGTCTGACTTTGTGTATCCAACCTAAGCTGACCGAGTAATCTTCTTTGATTTGTCTGTATGTTTTGTTTTTGCTAATGTCTTCCAGTACTTCCAATACAACTGCTTGTGGCATGTGTCCCCGTAATGGTATGTATGTTGATTGTCTCATTTGGTTGCTTTGCCCCTCTTTCTAGTCCAGAAGCTAGTGAACTCTGTTTTCTTGGCTTTTGCTGCTCTCACAGCCTCTCCAACGTCTTTGCGGCTTAAGACTTTGATGCCGGTCCCTTCTCGCATGATGTCTTGAACTGATCTCATGGTTTTAGGTCCCTGCATTGTTTTATCGCGTCGTCGATTGCCTTACGCATCATCGGCCACTCCTCTGGGTTGATGCTGATCTTGCCATGACCATCAGCGGATTGGCTTACCTCGACGTATTCGCCGCCACCTTCATCGACGATTTCGATGTCAGTGCATTCCATCGAGAGCATGTGGTCGTCGGTGGGTGACAGCACCCATTTGATCGGTCGTAGTCTCATCGTCCCTCCAGCCATTTTTCGAGGTCATGGAGTTCATCCACTTTGGCTTCGAGTTCTTTGATCCGCTCATTGGCTTCGTTGAGCTGGCGTTCGAGTTGTCGAGCGAATCCAGACATTTCTAACCAAGATGTATACGAATCAGCGTTCAGAAGCTCATGGTTTTGGTGGTCAGTCCTCGGTGTATCACCGACCATTTTGTTGGCGTTAACAAGATGGCTCATGGCTTGGCCTCCTTGGCTTTGCGCCAGTTTGATTGATCAACCAGCTTTTGAGCAGCGGCTGCTGGCAAATCCCAACGTGATGGATTGGAGTTTTCGCATAGCGCATCCCCCGCCTCCTCCAGCCGCTTGATGCGCTCCTGTTGATAGCGGATCTTTTTGGATTGAATGTCGTCCATCCACGTTTCTCGCATGATTCTCAACACCTCGGCCGCTGTCTCAGTCGGTTTAAGATGCTCGGCTGCGGTGATTGTTCCATCGTTATGGATGGTTAGTAGAGCATCGCTGTTGTTCCTAACCTCAATTAGGTGGTTGAATGATGCGTCGGCGCAGAATTTAGTTGGCACTGTTTCGTTGTTCATTTGCATTCCTTCCATTTAAACT